ATGGTTTCGCTCTCGTAGGCTTCGGTGTAGAGCGACCACTTGCCGGTGCGGATGGCCTGCCCCTCGTTGGTGCAGCCGATCGCCGGGATCTCGACGCGCTGGATGCCGAACCGGCTGATCAGCTCCTGGTTCTCGACCACCGCCAGGCGCTGCTCGCCGAGGAACTTGGGGTCGTTCCACTGCACGGTCGCCACGGTATGCCGCGCCCGGATGTCGGTGCCGGAATAGGTGAACTGCCCGTCGACCACGTTGGCGTTGGTGAACTGCATCACCGGATCGGACGGCATGTCCGCCACCGAGATCACCTGGCCGCCGCTCCAGTAGATGAAGCCGCGGAAGATCGAGGCCAGCGCCCCCAGAAGGTCGAAGGCCTCCTGGCGCTCCATGAGCTGGGCGTTGCAGGTGTATCGCCGCTGCTCGCCGCCGTTGCCGTCCGGCACGAGCTCGTCGCACCAGCGGGCGACCTTGTAGAACTCCCACTTGTTGACCATCGCAGGCGTGACGTATTCGCCGAGGCCATAGCGGTTGTTGACGAGGATGTCGTAGAGCACCCATGCCGGGTTGTTCGTCCACTCGAAGTCGAAGGTGCCATCCCAGACGCCCGTGTAGATCGCGGTATCAGGATCGTAGTTCGATGGAATCAGGCAGAGCAGGCCATCGGTCAGGTAGCTCCGCTTCGGGATCGAGCTGAATTGCTCCGCGTCGATCATGATGCCGACCACCGCCGAATTGGTGTAGTTCACGCGGTCATCGATGATCTCCGTGTAGCTGTCCCAATAGAGATCGTTCTGGAGCTTGACGCTATCGCTGTCCTCGGTCAGCCGGGTGACGCGGATGTCCCACGGCCCCTTGCGCGGCAGCAGGAACATGACAGACCGCTGGTAGCGCGAGTTCGTCTTGCCCTCGATCGTATATTCGCCGATGAGCTCGAAGCCGCCGCCATCGTCCTCGCACTCGACCTTGAACTTGACCTTGCTGCCTTTCACATCGCCGTCGCTCTCGATCTTCTGCAGCGATGGCGTCGAGACGGTGATGCGGCAGCGATCAACGTCCGGATTGAGGATCGTCCGGGTTTGCGGCGTGTCCTCCATCAACTGCACGGACACGGATATCTCGGACGATTGGGACTCAAAGCCCTTCATGATCGGCTGCGCGGGATATCCGAAGGCGAACTGGACCTGAACGTTCTCGAAATTGGAGGAGCCATCCTCCTCGTTGATCATCGCCGTGCCGTCCAGAAGGATGCCTGCCTGATTGTCGACGACGCCACGGATTGGCCCCTCGGACAGCAGATCGACCAGCTTGGCGGTCTGCCGCGACTTGAGGTTGTTTTTCTGCTCCTTGCCGCCGCCGCCGCTGTCCTTGCCGCCCCCGGCGCCGCCGATAGTGAACTGCCTGGAATCGATCCGGTTCATCTGTGACCGCCCCTCTGGTAGTCGTCATCCCTGGGCTGGTCATTCTCGTAGTAGTAGCCGCGGACGTAATTCCAGAAATATTCGTCGTTCGTGCCTGTTCCCTGCCACACATCGACATATTTCAGGGTACCGCCATCGCGACTGGCGACAGTGGTCGTTCCGGCCCTCACCCAGCCGCCTGACGGATGCGTTCCATACCTGTCCGTAGTCATTGCTGGATAACCACCGTCTGGCGGGGGAACTCCCGGCGCCGGGCTGGTGTTCGGCGTGGCCGGCGTCGGCGGCGGCACGGGCGGCGGCGCCGCGGACAGGTCGGAGCCGAGCTCCAGGCCAGCCGACACGACCACCGAACCGGCATAGACACGGCCATAGATCAGAGGCACCGCCGCTCCCTGTCCGGTCACGTTCTCCGGTCCCGTGAAGGCATAGTTCTCGTCGCGCTTGTCCTCCTTCGGCTTCTCGGGCTTCGGCGTCAGCAGGAACGAGATGCCGATCATCAGGCCGGCGAACAGCAGGCCGCCGATGATGGTCGCCGTGGTTGTCCCGGCAATCGCCGGGAACAGGGCGCCGACGAGGAGCGCGCCCAGGAACGCGCGGCCCTCGATCTGCGGGCAGAAGTGGATCTCGCGGCTGGCCGGCATGATCGCCGCCTCGTCGCCGTCGCGCCAGTCGCCATCGGCGAAGATGTAGTAATGCCCATGCTCCGCGAAGGCTGCGACGAAGCCGGGGAAGTTGGCATCGAAGGCGGCGATCGCCTCGGTCGGCGTCCGCACGGCCAGCCGGTGATGCTCCCCGAACCGCGTGGCGAGCGGCCCGTGAAGATAGACGTCGATGCAGCGATCCTTGTCGCGGGTGGTGTCGAATCCATTCACGGCGGCCCACCCATGAAATCGCGGTGGCGCAGATGCAGGATCGTCGCAGACCTGTAGATGCCCCCATAGACCTCACGGACGCTCATTCGACCCATCATCTGGTGCAGCAAGATATCCGGCGCGAGAAACAGGCCGAGGTGGTTCACGACCGGCGATCTGATCTTCATGCCGAGCACGTCGCAGTGCTGCGGTGGCGTGTCCGGCGCCAGCCGGATCATCCCGGCCTGCTCGAATTGCGTGGCGATGATGTCGCCGCCGTTCTTCCACCACATCCACTCGCGATCGAATTCGGGCAGCAGGATGCCCGTGTACTCATGGAAACCATCACGGACCAGGCCGAAGCAGTCATGCGAGCCCCAACCCCACGCGCGGCCGACCAGCGGTGCGCGCCAGCCGGATGGTTCGATGACCTCGAAAGCGCCGAGCGGCCAGGATACGATCAGCCACGGCAGCGCGGTCTTTTCGCACATCGCCCTATCCGCGTCCGATGGCCTGGGGCGCTGGTAAACGTGGCTGTGCACGATCGCCTCGACCTTGTGCTGCCTGGCGATCGCGACATAGCCCTTCATGTCCATCACGAAAGTGTCATGATCGGTCGCCGTGTTCTGCAGCGGGAAATAACGATCGTCGGCGATGACGCCGCAGGCCTCGAGCGGCTGGCTCTGTGCGGCATGATCGAGCGCGGCGGCGATCTGATCCTGGGATGGCTGAAAGGTCATTCGTACCTCGCCAGCATCGAGGCCGGGAAGGCCGATGTCCGGAGAACGCCGAACTCACCGAAGCGCAGCTTGCACGATGTCAGCGTCTTGCCGCACCTGTCCACGCCCGGATAGATCGGGTCGGTCAGGACCGGATCGCCGGCATAGCTGCATTCGGCCGAGCGATAGACCCACTGGCATGTGCCGGCGATAACCTGGCGGCGCGGCAGGAAGGTTCCTTCCACGTCGAATTTCACCGCCAGTTCTAGTTCGATGAAAATTGGGTTCTCCCTCGCCTTGCGGGCGACGTAGAAGATTTCATCGACGAATGCCGTGTTCGGGTCCGCGTCCGGATTGCCATCCGGAAAATTCACCGCGTCGAGATATTTGCCGAGGGTGCGCTTGCGCGTGATCTTCGCGCCCAGGCCATCGTTTATCGATCGCAGGAACGCTCCGACCTCGCCGCCGATATTGGTGATGCGCAGGGTCGGTCGCGGCAGCTTGCCGGTGCCGGTCATTTCAAAGCCGGCCGCCTCGATCGGGATCGGTAGATAGGTCAAGCCCTGCCATGTGATCGGAATATTTTCCGCCACGCCCGTGGTGCCAGGATGCCAGCGGATAACATTCGCGCCGCCGATCACCGTATCGTCCCACACGAACATTTCGACGATCGAAAGCGGCTTTAGCCTGCCGGTATCGGACCTGACGCCCATCAGATATCCACTCCGTTCGCCTTGTAGAATTCGGCCGCGAGCGAACCCCAGAACACCGGACCCTTGCGACGGAGCTCCCAGGATACCTGCCAGGCGTCGCAGAATACCGAATAGGTGAGGCCGGTCTGCTGCTCGAGATAGGGGAAGGCCGCCGCCTGCCTGGTTTCCAGATAGGCTACCATCGCGTTGATCACGTCAGCCTCGCGCATATCCCATAGCAGCGACCAGCGCCGGTTGAGCGGATTGATCCCGTCGAGCGTTCGCTGCTGGTAGCCGTCGCCGAATTCCGCGATCCTCAGTCGCCATTCGTCGTCGCGCTTCACCGGGATATCCGGAATCCAACAGGAGATGCTGCCATCGAACATCAGCCCGGCACCTTTCTGAGCAGCCCGCCCGGGCGGCTCTCGCGGATCATCTCTGCCTGGACCAGCTTCTGGACGTTCTCGCCAAACTGCTTGGCGTTCTCGCTGTTCGCGGTAGCGAAGCCGGTCTGGCTCATGTCGATGTTGATCTTTGCATTGTCCATCGAGTAGCGGATGCTCTGGCCGGCGGCTCCGGTCCCGGCCAACCGCCGCGCATTCGGAACGATGATCTCGCCGCGATGGGCGATGATCGGCACCTCGCCGGGCTTGAGCCCGACCATGCCGCCGCTCGCGAAGCGCGGTGCGCCCGCCCACATCATCGGCGAGAATTTCCGGCCATCGTTGCGGCCGGACAAGCCAACCGTGCCGCCGGCCTCGAACAGGCCACCGCCCAGGCCACCACCCAGGCCACCGCCCAGGCCGCCGAATAGCGAATTCATGAGCGGCTTAACGATCAGCATCTGGATGACGAGATCGGCCATTTGTGCAGCCATACGCTGCAACATTCTGGCGAAGGCCTCGCCGGCATCCTCGCCGGCCATGAGGTCCTGCACAAAGCCCGAGATCCCGCCGCCGATGATGTTCGCCATCTGCTGGTTCAACTGCTGCGCCGCGTTGATCTGGTCCTGCGTGGTCCTGGCGACGTTCCGTTCGGCCTCGGCGATCGCGTCGGCCGCGATCTTGCGCTGCGCGTTGGCGATCGCCA